TAAAAAAACAAAGGTACAATATATGTTAGCAGCACCATCTGTGATTCCTGCGGTACCTGATTTAAAAGCACTACCTCAATTTGATACTGAGGTAAGTTTGGATGATGACTTTGTAAATAAGTTTATCAAATCAAAAGGTGTATTATCTGATTCGGATACATTCACATTTACGGTTAAGGGTGGTAAGGCTGAAATTATCTTAGGATATTCTTCAATCAACTCAAATCGAATTTCAATTGCAGTAGAAGCAACTGCTAAAGAAGATATCGAACCAATTGCTTTCTCAGCAAAATATTTGAAGGCTATCTTAATGGCTAACAAAGGTTCTAAATCATCTTCATTGAAAATCTCATCTAAAGGATTATCGCACGTAGCATTCGTTGATGGAGATTACACTTCAAACTATTACTTAGTAGAAATTAAATAATTATTATGAGCTTTTGGGATACTGAACCACAAAAACCTGTCTTTGATTTTGAGCTTGAAAAAGCAAAATTAAAAGAAAATATGGACTATCTAATGACGATGTCTGTGCAAGAACAAACACTATACAAAAAGTGGGTGGAGTTGCAAGAACCATCAATGATTCAGGCTAAAGCCCAAATAGCATCTTATTACGATTCTCAATGGAAACCAACTGATATCAACAATAAGGAGCTAACGATAAAAGAAATTGAATCGTTAGACCCTTACGTTGAGATTGTTGATGACCCGAAGGAATCTACTAAGTGGGCAGCGGTAAGACGTATGATTCACACAATGGATTTTACAGCAAACCCTGGTCGTAATGTAAAGATTAATGTAAAGGATAGAGTGAGTGGAAAACTATTAGGACAAATTTCATTAGCATCCGATGTAACCGCTATGGGAGTTAGAGATAACTTCATTGGCTGGACTAAGGATAATAAGTTTGTTGATGGTAAGTTAAACAACACTACTATTGCTTCTACTATTGTATGTACTCAACCATTAGGTTATAACTTTTTGGGTGGTAAGTTAATCGCTATGATGACAACTGTACCTGAAGTTAGAAACTATTGGAAAGAGAAATATAAAAATGTATTGATTGCAGTAGGTACAACATCTTTGTATGGTATTCACTCTCAATATAATGGTATTCCTTTATTTAAAACATTGGGTGAATCGGCTGGTAAAATTAGTTTAAAGCCTGATGATAAATTCTATGACCCTTGGCATCAATGGATTAAGGAAAATAGAGCAGAATGGTATAAACAAAATATTTCAGATGAGAGAGCTCGTAATGGTGCTAATATGGGATATGAAGCTAACGGACCTGTTAGTGGTATTAAGCAAAAGATATTAAGTGCTATCTTTAAAGAGTGTGGTATTAAGGCAACTGAATATCATCACGGATTTAAGAGAGGTGTTTATATGGCTATGATGTATGAAAACGGATGTGAATATCTTAGAAACGAAATCACAGAAGATAAATTAATCCTTAAAGATAAGTTTAAGCAAGGTACTGAATACATTAACAAATGGTGGAAGAAACATGCAATCAGTAGATACACAAAACTACATGATGAAGGAAGAATTAAACCCGAACACTTATTCTACATAGATGCTATTGGAATTAGTTGGGAAGAAATGAAAGAAAAATACCTATCAGAAGTAGGAAGATAAAAAATAAAATTATGGCAAAAAGTAAAAAAACAAAAAAAGTAGAAGAAGTGCTAGAACCAGTTGGTGAAATTACATTAAGACAACCTGAAAAGTTAGAACATTGTGAGTGGTGTTTTCAATTTGATGAAGATGAACCACAAGTATTTGCTTGGACTGGTGATGAATCTAATTTAGAGGAAGAACCAAAAGTAATTTTTACAATTACAAATATGGAAAATTCATATATCACATTTACTCATAAAAATGGAAAAAGCTTTAAATTGTTTGCTAGAGAATTAACTGATTCTGGTAAAGAGCTTAGAGCTAAGCAAATTGAATTAACAAAATTAAATCTACAAAATGAAAGTAAGAATAAAGAAGCTTAGTGAAAACGCAGTTATCCCATCTTATGCAAAGAGTGGTGATGCTGGTATGGATTTGGTAGCAACTAGAATTATATCCAATACAACATTTGATGTTAGTTATGGTACTGATTTAGCGATGGAAATTCCTAACGGATTTGTAGGATTGGTATTCCCTCGTTCATCAATTAGAAAATATGAATTAGCATTATCTAATTCAGTTGGTGTAATTGATAGTGGATATAGAGGCGAATTACAAGCTACATTTAAGAAAACAAACGGATTGGATTCTATTGCATATAAAGTAGGTGATAGAATTGCACAAATTATGATTATTCCACATCCTCCGATTGAGTTTAAAGAAGTAGATGATTTATCTGAAACTGAAAGAGGTGATGGTGGATTTGGTTCAACTGGAAAATAAAAAATAAAATATGTTTATAGAACAAACGGAAGAAAAAGTAAATAATAATTTGTGGGTAGAGAAATATCGCCCATCAAAGCTTGTTGACTATGTAGGTAACGAACATTTAAAATTAAAAGTAGAAAATTACCTAGAAACAGGTGAAATTCCACATTTACTTTTGTACGGAAAAGCCGGTACGGGAAAAACCACATTAGCAAAGTTGATTATTAAATCAATTGAATGTGATTATATGATTATCAACGCATCTGATGAAAATAACGTTGAGACTGTTAGAAACAAAGTAAAGAACTTTGCATCTTCTATGGGATTCAAACCATTTAAGATTATCATATTAGATGAGTTTGATTATATGACGCCCGGAGCACAAGCCATCTTAAGAAACTTAATGGAAACATTTTCAGCACATTGCCGTTTCATATTAACTTGTAACTATGTTGAGAAAGTAATTGCTCCTATTCAAAGTAGATGTCAATCATTTCAAATTGTACCTCCAACCAAAAAAGATGTTGCAATGCAAATTAGCAAAATTTTAAAAAGTGAGGAGATTGAATTTGAAGTTAAGGATTTAGTTCCAATTATTGACGCAGCTTATCCTGATATTCGTAAGATTATTAATACTTGTCAATTAAACTCAATCAAAGGTAAGTTGAAAGTGGATGTACAAAATCTATTAGAGAATGATTACAAAATTAAAATTATTGAGATCTTATCTTCAAAAGATGATAAGAGAAATAAATATATGAAAGTAAGACAGGCTCTTATTGATTCCAAAGTTACGGACTTTACTGATTTATATACAATGTTATATGATAAGGTTGATGAGTACGGAGGAGAAAATACAGCAAACGTTATCTTACTATTAGGAGATGGTGTGAGCAAATCAGCAGTAGCAATTGATAAAGAAATTATAGCAGCAGCTACATTAATTCAAATTTTAAATATTATATAATGGCTAACATTTTAGGAGCAGGTGGACAACCCATCGGAGGACAAGAAGAAAAACCAATTCCATTAGAGAAAACCGAAGCGATTGCATGTAAAAAATGTGGTGGTGAGATTTTCGTACAAGGTTTTGGATTTCGTAAGATTTCAAAGTTATTAACTGGTAAACCAAAAGATGAAGTATTACCCGTAGAGTTATTCTTATGTGGTGATTGTGGTGACGTGTTAAATGATTTATTACCTCCGGGTTTAAAAGTAGAAGAAGAAGCATAATATGGCTAAAACATTATTCGACCATCTAAACGCAATTACGGATAAGAAAGACCCTAAATATTGGGATTCATTGGATGAGAGCGAGCGTAAGACATGGAGTAATTACATGATTATTCGTTTTCTTTCAATGAAACCTGAGTGGATTGAACTTATTGCTGATATACAACCTTACTTACAAGATGCACCTCCAAAAGCAATGTATTTGGCACTAATAGGAATTATTCCAAAAACAAGAGCATTTCTAAAATATATGAAACCAGCTTCATCTGAAAAGTACGAAGATTGGATTATTAAATTGGTTGCACAATTCTATGAGGTATCAGAAATGGAGGCTGAGGAATACCTTAAAATTCTATATGAAACAACTGGTGGCAAATTACATATTAAAGAAATAGCTGAATCGTATGGTACTGACCCTAAACAAATTACGAAGCTAAAATTAAAGGTTTAGATTTGGTAATTTCGGGTATTTTTTGTATCTTTATAGAATAAAACAACATAATGGCTAAAGTATCATTTTCACAATATAGTATGTGGAGTTCATGTCCGCATCAATACAAATTAAATTACATAGATAAGTTAGGTGAAAGTTCATCTAATATCCATACAATCTTTGGAACTGCTATGCACGAAACTATTCAACACTACCTTTCGGTAATGTATGGTGTTTCTAAAAAGCAAGCAGATGAAATTAACAAAGATAAGCTCTTATTGGAAAAAATGAGAGAAGCTTACAAAAGTGAAGCTGATAAAATGAGTGAAGGAACTCCTTGTACTCAAATCGAATTGGAAGAATTTTATGGTGATGGTAGACGTATTTTACAATGGTTAGATAAACATATGCACAAATTCTACTCAAAAAGTGGATTTGAATTGGTGGGTATTGAGATTCCATTAAATGCAACTATTAAAGAGGGTGTGCACTTTATTGGATTCATAGATATTGTTATTAGAGATTTGGCATCTAATGAAATTATTATCATTGACCTTAAGACATCCACTATGGGATGGAATCAATATCAGAAAGCTGATAAGATGAAAAATTCTCAAATTCTATTATATAAAAAATACTATTCGGAGTTATTTAACATTCCATTACAAAAGATTAAAGTAGAATATCAGATACTTCGTAGGAAATTGCCTGAAGATTCAGCATTTCCAGTACCGCACGTATCAAAGCATATTCCAGCGCATGGTTCTCCATCTGTTAAGAAAGTATATGATGAATTTATGGAATTTATCAATACTGTATTTGATGATGGTGGTAAGTTTAAAGATATCGAATTCCCCAAAGTACCAGGTGCAGCAAAAAAGAATTGTAAGTTTTGTGAGTTTGGTAATAGGGGAATATGTGATAAAAAGGCTACAAAATAAAATTTTATGTTTTCTTGAAAACTTTATATTTATATATACAAATATATTTATAATGAATCAAGACAACACAAAACTAACAACTGTGAAAATACTGAAAGATGTATATTCATCATTTAAAAAAGTATCTTTCGATTCTGATGTAACACTTCAAAAGCTGGTAAATAGAACAGTTGAAAGATATGTTAAGGATGATGATTTTAGAAAAGAAATGAATGAATATTTACAACTTCAAATTTCAGGTTCACAATTTTAACAACTCAAATAAGTTATGGCAAAAAAGAAGATTCTGTTACTTTCAGATGATTTAAGAATGGCAAGTGGTATCGCCACAATGTCAAAAGAATTGGTGCTAGGTACTGCACACAAATATGATTGGTTTCAAGTAGGAGCTGCAATTAATCACCCAGAAGCTGGAAAAATATTAGATGTTAGTGAGGATATCCGTAATAGTTATGGTATCGCTGATGCTAATGTTAAAATCCTTCCTTGGAATGGATATGGTAATGCTGACTTAATTAGACAATTAATTAATTCTGAACAACCTGATGCTATCTTACACTTTACTGACCCTCGTTATTGGACTTGGTTGTATGATATTGAGCATGAGATTAGACAAAACGTTCCTCTACTATTTTACGCAATTTGGGATGATTTACCAGACCCATTATATAATCGTAATTACTATGAGAGTTGTGATTGGATTGGATGTATTTCTCGTCAAACATATGGCATCATTAAAAGATTATCAGCTTTAGATACCAAACCAACTTGGAAACCAAAAGCAGATTGGCAAGTGAGTTATGTACCACATGGTATCAATACAAATGTGTACAAACCAACCAATGTACCTGCTGAATTCCGTAAAGAAATTTTAGGTGATAAAGAATATGATTTTGTTCTTTATTGGAGTAATAGAAATATTCGTAGAAAGCAACCAGCTGATGTTGTTGTAGCATTTAAGAAGTTTTGTGATAAGATTGGTAAAGAAAAAGCTGATAAAGTTTGTTTAGTAATGCATACACAACCTGTTGATGAGAATGGTACTGATTTATATGCAGTAATTGAAACAATGGCACCTGAATGTAATATTATATTTTCTGAAAAAAGAAGAACGCAAGAAGAATTAAATCTTATCTACAATATGGTAGATGCAACAATCAATATCGCTAACAACGAAGGATTTGGATTAGCAACTGCAGAATCGGTAATGGCTGGAACTCCAATCATTGTAAACGTAACTGGTGGGTTGCAAGACCAATGTGGATTTGAAGTTGATGGTAAGATGCTAACTGCAGAAGATTATATTAAGATTGGTTCACTTCATCAATGGAGAGAGTGGGAAGGAAAAGCTAAACCTGGTCCTTGGGCATTACCGGTATGGAGTAGAGCGTTGGCATTAGCAGGTTCAGTCCCTACACCTTATATTTGGGATGATAGAGTTGATATAGAGGATGTTGCAGACTCAATTGAAAAAATGTACAACACACCAAAAGATATTCGTAAAGCAAACGCATTAGAAGGTAGAGAAGCATTTATTGGAGAGATGGGATTAACACATACAAATATGTGTCAGCAATTAGAAAACGGAATCGAATCAGTTTTTGAAAATTGGAAACCAAGAGAAAGATTCGAAGTATTTAAAATTAAATAAGTTATATAAATGAAACCAACATTAGTATTTCAAGGACCTATATTCACTCGTAGTGGTTATGGTGACCATTGTAGAGATTTAATGAAATCCCTACGCAAGATGGATAAATATGATATTAAGATTATACCTTTGAGATGGGGTAACACTCCGCAAAACCAAGTAGATGGTTCATCCGAATTCGGAAGGTGGATGCTAGAAAGAGTAATTGGTGCAGTAGAACAAAAGCCCGATATCTTTGTACAGGTTTCAGTAGCAAATGAATTCGAACCAAAAGGACACTACAATATTGGTGTAACTGCTGGTGTGGAAACTACAATAGCGCCAAAAGATTTTATTGATGGTTCTAACAAAATGGATTTAATTATTGTACCATCTAATTTTACAAAACAAAATTTAGGTGGAACTATATATCAACAAAAAGACCAATCAAATGGACAAATTGTTGGTGAAATAAAAGTTAATACTCCAATTGAAGTTCTTTTTGAAGGAGTTGATACTGAAATATTTTCTAAAGGAACTGGTAAGGATGTATTATCTAATGTAAAAGAAGATTTCAATTTCCTAAATGTAGGACATTGGTTGAAGGGTGATTTGGGACAAGATAGAAAAGATATTGGTATGGCAATTAAAACATTTGCTAC